TACTCGGTCGGGTCGCTGGAGTCCGTTCCGCGAAAGACCTGACTCCGCGCCAGATTGGCCATGTCTTGGCCGAGTTCACGCGTTTGGGTTGGGCCTCACCGGCCACTAAACAGAGCGGGCGTAAGGCTCCCACGGTGGCACAGGACCGGAAAAAATTGATCGGTAAAATTGAAGCGTTTCTAGCCGAGGCCAAACGTACCTGGACCTATGCCGACGGCATGGCGCTGCGTATGTTCAAGGTTGAGCGAGTGGAATGGCTTGACCCTCAGCAACTGCGCAAGATGGTCGCGGCATTGACTTACGATGCTCGACGTCATGGGAGACCTGAACGATGACCGGACAATTGTTCCCGGATGACAGCGACCAGCTTGATGCCAATAAAGTGCTCGCGAACATGCAGGACCCTACAGTGCTGGCCCGCTGGGAAGGCTCATTGAAGGAAATGGTTGAAATTGCTGAGGCAAAGCTTTTAGCAGTGCTGAAGCCAACGTCGACCGCTCCCGAACTGGCGCGGCATGTCGTATTTGCGATCTGCTCGACAATGGGCGGCGGGGTTATCTACTTGCCCCGTGGCGATGCTTTGAAACGAGCGATGCGCGATGCATCAATTTATCGGGATTGGAAGGAAAGCAACATTCAGCCCGCCGACCTGGTGCGCAAGTACAGCCTTGCCAACCAGACCATTTATGACATCATCGCCAAACAACGGGCGCTACATCGCAGGAGCGAGCCCGACCTATTTGGTTTCGACGAAAGGACGGTTCATTAAATGAAAGGACGGCTGGCTTGTTCAACTCTCGCACTGGTAACGGGGCTCGTTGTGTTCAACAGCTACGGGAATGAACCCGTCGAGAAGCAAGCCACCGCCTTACTGTTCGAGGCCTGTCCTACGTTGGCGACCGTGCAGGGCGCCTCGGAGATTGTTGATCTACGTGCCATCCGGCAGGCCGCCGAAAGTTCAGACCAGCGCAATATGGGATGGCAGGAAATCGTGCAAATCCAGGTCAAATTGAGTTCACCTGTTACCAGTCTGCCACGTGATTTTTACGCTTCAGGTCAGACTTGCCAATTCGATATCGGTCACGGTGGCATGGTGACGACTAAGGCACCATGCAAAAAGATTTGTGGCATCGAAACGGCCAATAAAGGGCCTGCTTACTTGCCCATTGTCGCGACGAAAGCGTTAAATCTCGCGGCAAAATAGCCCGGTCTAGCCCCGTCACCATGCGGGGCTTTTTCTTACACCCTGCTGATACTCACTCGTTTCCTGCTAAGCGCGAACCTAACACCGTTCTCTCTGACCGGTTCGCACGATGCGCTCAACTCCCGCTCCCTCGAAAGTTTCTCGGCCCAAATGGCCGCGCCAATATGCGCAGCTCATTCTTGCCGCCGGGGATGATCTCGCTCGCGAAGTGCTATGGGCGAAGGTTCCGACCGAATGGCGGGACATGGTGCAGTTGCATATTTCCCAAGCTGAAACCCACGCCGAACAGCACGTGTGCCAACGCGACAAGTTTCGCCCCGCTGTAAGCCCAGCCGTGCCGGTACTGGCTGAATACCATGAACCCGTTCAAGTCCGTGGCAATGCACTGGTTGCCGCCGTGCACCTGGCCGCTCTGCGCGCCGTTATCCACCCACCGCGAGTATCCCTATGACTCTTCGACTTCCGAAGCGGCGTCCCCGCGCGCCACGTATGACCGACTGGACCTTGATTACCCTGGTACTGCTGATTGGCCTGGCTCTGGTCGCGCCGACCAAATTGCCGGTCGTGCTGTACAAGGCGGGCCTGGTCACGCTGGGCGGAGTGCTCGGCTACTGGATTGACCGCGCTCTGTTCCCCTATGCACGACCCAACCAGGTGGCTCGCCCCGAACGCGCCATGGCCGGTGTCCGCCGTGCCATGGTTGTACTGGCCTGCGTGCTTGGCCTGACGTTGGGACTCTGACGATGCAAACGTCTCTTCTATATCTTTCGGCGCTCTGCATAGCTTCCCTGGTCGGGCTGGCAGTCAGCCTGCCGGTGCGCGCAGAGATCCCCGACCAAGCCGAACGCTACCGTCGCGACCTGACCCGTATCGCCCAGGCGGAATGGGGCTTGGATGCTCCGGTCGCGACCTTCGCCGCACAGATCCATCAGGAAAGCCGTTGGCGGTTCGACGCCAAGTCGCCAGTTGGTGCGCAAGGCTTGGGCCAGGTGATGCCCAAGACCGCGACCTGGCTCGCTCAGGTGTTTCCGAAAGCCTTGGGCAAAGTCGAGCCGTTCAATCCGATTTGGTCCATGCAGGCGCTTGTCAGCTATGACCGTTGGTTGTCGTTTCGCCTTCAAGGGCGGGACCCTTGCGAACACGCGGCGTTGACCTTGTCTGCCTACAACGGCGGCTTGGGCTGGGTGTTTCGTGACCGCAAGTTGGCATCGGCAAAAGGAGCCGATCCGCTGACCTGGTTCAACTCCGTCGAGCGGTACAACGCAGGCCGCTCGGCCGCTGCTTTCAAGGAAAACCGCCAATACCCGCGCCTGATCCTTTTGCGCTGGGAGGTCTTGTATGTCGCCAACGGTTGGGGCCGGGGAGTCTGCCCATGAAAACGCCTTTCGAATTGCTCAAGCCAGTCCTCTGGTATCTGGGTGTCACCGCAGTGGTCGTCTACGGCCTGCACCTCAACCGGCAAGATGGCTATGACGATGGCTATGCGGTTGGCAAAGCCGAAGGTGACGTTGTTGTCGCCCAACTGCGCGAAACCTTCGCCCAGGAAAAACAAGACATGGCCGAAGCCGCCGCCAGCGCGGCGAAACAAGCGTCGGCCTCATTGATTGCCGAACAGGCCAAGGGCAACCAATTGGCGAGCCAGCTTGCGGACACCAAGGACCTGTTGCGCAAGACCACTGACACACTCACTGGAGAGATAGTCCGTGTTACCAGCCTCTACCGTCCCATTCTTGGCGCGCAGCTCGAACCGCTACCTGTTGCTGTGTTCACTACTGGCTTTGTCCGCGTGTGGAACAACGCCAGCGGAGTCAGCACCGCAATGCCAACCCCGAACAGCGCCAGCGGAACTGCTGCGTCGCCCAGCGGAACCGGAGCCGTTGACGACCTCGACTCCGGCCTTGGCCAGGCTCAACTCCTTGCCAACCACGTGCGCAATGCCGAGCTGCATGGAATCTGCCGGGCGCAGCTCAACCACTTGATTGATTGGACCCTCAATGAAAGCAAATGACTACGCCAGCATCCTGGAGGCGCGTCACCACGAAAACTCTTTAGCAGCACATTTGGCACAACGGGAAACCTTGATTGGACCTTCTGCCGAGTTCTGCCAGATGACTGATTGTGAAATGCCAATACCCAAGGCCAGACGCCAGGCCATCCCCGGCGTTCAGCGCTGTGCGCAGTGCCAAAGTCGTCGCGAAAGGAGCAAGTATTGATGGCGACACTCGAAATGCCGGTGTGGCAAATGATCAGTATCGCCGTGACCGTCCTCGGCGCATTTGTTGGCGTTATGAAAATGCTCCTGGTGCAAATGGAGCGGCGTCTGGATCAACGCTTTGCCGTGGTAGACAAGGACAGTGAGCGATTGCGTGAGATGGAGATCAGCATGGAACGCCTGCGTGGCGAGATGCCTTTGCACTACGTCCGCCGCGAAGACTGGGCGCGCAATCAATCCATTATCGAAGCCAAGCTCGATGGCCTGGCGCTCAAGTTAGAAAACGCTCAACTCAAAGGACTACGCCCATGAACATCGATCCAGCCAAGGCGCGCCGGGAATCCCTGCGCTGGTACATCATCCTGACCCTCAACACGTCGCGCCCCGTTGACCCTCACGAAGCGGTGGTGCTGTCGACCATCCAGGGCATCTTTCCCGACGCCACCGGCTTGGAGCTGCGGCGCGAACTGGACTACTTGGCCGACCGTAGCCTGGCCACTTTGAACAAGCAGCCCAGCGGCGTATGGGTTTGTGGTTTGACACATTACGGTGTCGACGTCGCGGAATACACCATCCCGTGCAATCCCGGCATTGCCCGCCCGGAAAAATACTGGAGCTGACGCCATGCCACCGCGTAGCAAAGTCGCCAGTCTACCCAAAGCCGTCAAAGCCTGGCTTGACAAGGCCCTGGCCGAAAACAGTTTCAGCGAATACGAGAGCCTTGCGGCCGAGCTATCAGCCCAAGGCTTTTCAATCAGCAAGTCAGCGCTGCATCGCTATGGCCAGGACTTCGAATCCAAGCTTTCGGCGCTCAAGGTCGCGAGCGAACAAGCCCGCGCCGTGGTGGCGGCTGCGCCGGATGAAGAGGGTGCGGTCAACGAAGCACTAATGCGCTTGGTCCAGGAGCATTTGTTCAAGTTATTGATGACCAACGACAAGCCATTCGATTTGGCCAAGGTGGCTAAGGCTGTGGCAGAGCTGGGCAGGGCATCTATCGCGCAAAAAAAATGGCAAACCGAGTACCGAGAGAAGGCCCAGGCAGCGGCATCCCGTGTCGAAAAAATTGCCAGAAAAGGTGGCTTGAATCAGGCAACAGTAAATGAAATTCGCCGAGAAATTCTTGGGATTACAGAATGAGGCATTTAATTATGAAGGTTCTGCATCTCCTCTGGAATGTATGCCGTTCCAATGTAAGTTTGAAACTTGCACCCAGGGCAGTAGAAGAACATCCGTCCCTCTCTCGAAGGCGCGCCTTTCAAAATAGAGCGTTTCCCATCGTCGTAGCAATTCGTGCAACAAAAGTGTGGCGGTTGCCCCTCTTTGAATTCGTCCTTCAGTGTGTAAACCACCTGACCAGGCCCAGCACTCAAAAGCTTGTACTGATCAAGTACCTGAGACTTCGCATTAGTAACCCTCAGAGCCTCCTTAAGCTCAGCCACCTGGTCAATCAGAGCCATCTGCTCACGTTGGGCCGTCATCATTTGTTGCTGCAATTCCATCAGGCTTGCATTCAGCTCGAAAACGCGACTTCTAATCACGTCCTCCTCACGGAGCGTCATCAAGCTTTTGGCGATATCAGCGGCGGTTTTCGTGCTTGCCAATGCTCCTGCAATCCAATCGATCATATGTACATTTCCTATGCATGGGAGCGCTCTCGGCACTTTGTGAATGGGCGTAATTAGATGAACGTGCCCCTTATTCTGGAGAATACTGCCAGTGCTGCCACGGTGCCTACCGTGTTGTTGAAGTATCAGAAAGAATGGATCGGCATCCGTGCCCCACTCAAGGTCGGCGAGAAGTCCCGCCGTATCGGCCTCACCTGGGCGGAAGCTGCTGATAACGTGTTGGTGGCCGCTGCCGAAAAGTCTGCCGCTGGCCAGACGGTCTATTACCTTGGCTACAACCAGGACATGACAGTCGAGTACATCCAGGCCTGCGCCATGTGGGCGCGGGCTTTCAACTACGCGGCCGGAGAGATCGAAGAAGGTATTTGGCCCGACAGTGACCCCGACAAGCACATCAAGACCTACACCATCGCTTTTCCCAGCGGGCATCGCATCGTCGCGCTGACCAGCCGCCCGTCCAACCTGCGCGGCCGTCAGGGCGTCGTTGTGATCGACGAGGCGGCGTTTCACCAGGACT